GCGAACCATGCCGAAATTCGAACTGGATCGCACAAGGGCCAGACTCAACCACGAGCGACGATTACAGCGGGATTTGGAGGATGCAATCCAAGCCAAAACCACTGTATAAAAATACAAGACTGACAGTTGGTGTCAGTCAGACCATCTTAATCAAGTAAAAGATGGTCTAGGCTCGAAACGAGGAGAAGCGACATGCGTCGACGAAGGGTAGGTGGAAAATCCTACAGGAGGCGATTCCAGAAAGCCTCCAAGCGGACGAAGGCGGTTAACAGCCCCTCCACCGTGATGCGGGGCGGATTCCGCCTCTAATGGCCTGTGCGGAAGCAATACAGGCATGGCGCCCCACCCTAGGTGGGGCGCTTTCTTTCAAGCCGCCACGGGACGGCCATCATTGGACAAAAATACAGGTGCCGTGTGGCACCTGCATCCTGTGCAGAAAGGAGCAAGCAAGGCAGTGGGCGATGCGGATTACGCATGAAGCGGCCCAACATGAGGAGAATTGCTTCCTGACCCTGACTTACGACGACGACCACCTGCCGGACGACGGCGGGCTGAGATACAGGGATTTGACCCTGTTCTGGAAACGCCTCAGGAAGGAGATCGGAAGGTTCAGGTACTACGCAGTAGGCGAGTACGGAGACAAAAGCCTACGGCCTCACTACCACGCGTGCCTATTCGGGCACGCCTTCACGGCAAACCGGATTTACATCCGGCATGGGGATAAGCCCCTGTGGACCACACAACAACTCATAGACACATGGCAACAGGGGCACGTGAGTGTCGGCGCACTCAACTATGGAACAGCTAGCTATACAGCTAGCTACATACACAAGAAACTGAACAAGAAGCAGCAATACGTCAAGGTAGACGAGACCACCGGCGAATTGATCCGGCTGGAGCAGCCCCGCGCTTTTATGTCTCGAGGTGGCCGAGACGGCAAGGGCATAGCGTCGGGATGGATAGAGCAATGGAAGAGATACACATATGACCACGATCACGTGGTCATGAACGGTACACCGGGCAAGCCGGCCAAATATTACGATCAGAAACTCAAGAAGGAAAACGAACCGTTATTCAACGAAATCAAGAAAGAGAGAATGAAGAATCAACAGAAGCAGACGGAAGAGCAATTACGCGCACGCGCACGTAACGCGCACGCGCACGCAAAGCTAAGAACCGGAGTCTGCTAGTTAAGTAGGGGGCGCAATCAACGTAGCGTAATGCTACAGCGCCAATCCAAGACCCCCCGGAGACGGAGGGGGGAAATCAAGTAACCAAAAAAAAAGGGCAAGAACGTGTACCGAAACAGAACAGCAAGGCAGAAAAACTTCGCAGTAGTACCGCGGGCAGATATCCCGCGGAGCAAATTCCCGATGCGGCAAACGCGAAAACAAGCGTTCAACGCAAGCGACCTGGTGCCGATCTATTGCGAAGAGGTATTGCCAGGTGACACCTGGCAGCACAAGGAATCGATCATGGCGCGACTCGCAACACCGATCGCGCCCGCCGTCGACGATATCGACCTCGAAACATTCTATTTCTTCGTACCCAATCGAATCGTCGCGGAGGACTGGTGGGAGGACTTCATAACCGGGGCTGACGACGCACTGACCGTGCGAAAAATCCGGTGGGCATCGGCCATCGCCGTCAACACACTGCCGGATCACTTCGGCATCGTGCCTCAGACCTATACGGCCAACATCTCGATCACCGTCATGCCGGTGCTCGGGTACTTCAAAATCTGGAACGAATGGTTCCGAGACCAGAACCTGCAGACCGAATACACGTGGCCGGATGGAACAACGACGCTCATCGCGTCAGACATCACGAACGGGACCCCGTGGAACAACTCGCTGCTGCGAGTCAACAAGCGGCACGACTACTTCACAAGCTCACTGCCGTGGCCGCAGAAAGGCGACGCGGTAGAACTGCCGCTGGGGACGAGCGCACCCGTAACCATCACGGGAGCAGGAGCACCAACGTTCGACTACAGCGGAGTAACAGGCGCAATCCTCACCGCCAGCGGAACGGGCGTACTGAGTGCAGGCGTGGGCGACGGAACGCCGGACACAGCGGATTGGAACGATCCGAACCTCACCGGAACGGCAGACCTGAGCGCCGCCACAGCAGCGACGATCAATCAGATCAGGCTCGCATTCCAGACTCAGAAACTGTTGGAGCGGGACGCAAGAGGAGGAAGCCGATATGTCGAGCAGTTGCTCAGTCACTTTGGTGTCCGGAGTCCGGACTACCGCCTGCAACGACCGGAATATCTCGGCGGATCTAAGATCCCAGTTACGGTTAACCCAATTGCACAGACTGCTAGCTATGACTCAGAACCTGCGCTCGATGCTAGCGCACTCGGAAATTTGGGAGCCGAGATGCACGCGAGCGGAAGTAAGCGGACGTTTACATACGCAGCTACAGAACACGGCTATATCATTGGACTTGCTTGTGTTCGCGCTACACCAACATATCAACAAGGAACTCGACGGCACTGGAGACGACAGACGCGTTTAGACTATTACTTCCCGGTGTTCTCACACCTCGGAGAGCAAGCCGTCGACACGCAGGAAATCTTCCAGCCAGCGAACAACTCGCCGTCGAATGCGATCTGGGGCTATCAGGAAAGGCACGCGGAATATCGCTACACGCCGAACGAAATCACAGGCGTGCTGCGAAGCACTGTGGCACAGCCACTGGACTGGTGGCACTACGCAGAGGAATTCGGGACTGAACCGGCGCTCAACGCCGCATTCATCACCGACAAGACACAGGAGACGCTCGCGCGATCACTCGCAACGGCACCAAGTGCGCAGTGGAGCGCACAAATCATCATGGACATCCTGCACGAGGCGAACGTCGCAAGACTGATGCCGACGTATGGTGTGCCCGGACTAATCGATCATCTCTAAGGAGACGACATGGACCCGGGAACAATCGGGGCTCTGATAGGCGCCGGGGGGAATCTCCTCGGCGGCCTGTTTGGAAACAGCGCCCAAAGACAAGCGAACCGAACAAACATCATGCTCACACGGGAGAACCGAGAGTGGACAGAAAGGATGTCAAATACGGCCTATCAACGAGCAGTCACGGACATGCAGGCAGCGGGACTCAATCCGATGCTGGCATACAGCCAAGGGGGAGCGAGCACACCGCAACACAGTGCGGCGAAGGTAGAACCCGTGGACTCATTCGCAAAAGGTATCAACAGTGCAGGCGCACAAGCCGCCCAAGCTATCCAGCTTGAGAACGTAAGAGCAAACACGGAACTACAACGCGCCCAAGCCACAAAAGCCGTGGAAGAAGCGAAAGTCGCAGGAGTGCAATCAGCATGGGCCGAAAGAGACAAAGCCCGACAGGTTCGTCGGGAGGAGGAGGAGATCGTCCGGATCATCGAGCAGAGCGAACTGACAGCTGCCCAGAAGCAGCAAGCGAAGGAGATGCTGCCATTGCTCATGGCAGCAACAACGATGCAGACCGGACTCGCGGAGGCTCAGACCCAGAGCGCGAAGACATCGGAGCGGATGACACGGTACGGCCTCGCGGGAGCGAAAGCCGGAGAAGACCTGTACAAGCAAGCGGGAACGCTTGCGACACCACAGGGACAAACAATCATGAGGATGATCCTCGAAAGCTTACGCCAAAGGGGGCGATGATGAGTTACTGGAAACGCAACAAAGAAGCCGCGATTACGCGGGATGACACGCCGACTCTGTGTGACCAGAGTCAGGCGAAGGATGCTGATATCAATATCATCATCAAAATGCTCGGCAAAACCGGGACCGCGCCCGGAGCTGCAGGGGAGCCGATATATGGCGATTTCACGCAGCTACCGAGAGACCTAAGAGGGTTTATCGAAAAGGGGCGAGAGCTACAGCGCCTGCAGGGGGCGCTGCCGCCGCAACTCAAGGGCAAGCCCATAACAGAACTCATGGAGTTGACGTACGAGGACATGCAGAAGATACTCACGCCGGAACCGAAAGAAACACCTAAGGAGAAAAGCGAATGAACACATTCGGAATCTACGCGATACGGGACCGGCTACTGGACCATCTGATGCAACCGTTCGTTGCACCGAATGACAAGGTAGTGCTGGCCTCGATATCGGAAGCAATCAACAACCCAGAGAACAAACATGCGATCAGCCAAGCGCCGCACCACTACGAAATCTACAAACTCGGCGAAGTCCAGGAAGACGGAACCATCGTCCCGAAAATGGAATTCATCAGCGAAGCCTCAAGCCTCATCAGACCTAAGCCTGGCAACAGCGGCGACGGTGCAGGACATCCGGGACGCATTCAGACTGGACGGGAACCCGCCGGACAGCGATCTGGCCCGGTACAGGAAACTGCTAGCGGCGTCAATGGAGCGGCAAGCCACACTTGAGCGAAACCTGACGCGAACCATGCCGAAATTCGAACTGGATCGCACAAGGGCCAGACTCAACCACGAGCGACGATTACAGCGGGATTTGGAGGATGCAATCCAAGCCAAAACCACTGTATAAAAATACAAGACT